CCTCAAGTGCGCTCAGTATTGCGTTTTTAACTTTGTAGTTGGTGCTGGTGTTGAGCCCGGGGATGGGCTGCTCAGAAAGTGCAAGTTGCCGCGCCATCGCGGGGTCAACCATCAAATAATTTACATACGTACCGGTCTCCGCATAGGGTTCACGGTCTTTGGCCAATGCAAGCTGTTGAATGGCGTAGCTTTCGGTCTCGGAAACAGGCATTTCGCCAACCGGTATGGGCATACCCTTTACAGGTTTGCTTGCTTTGACCGTTTGTGCCAGCTCTTCCATGTACTCTTGGGGAGACATTCCCGCAATACGTTCGCGCTCAGCTTGGTCAGCCTCTCGTTGCTGGGCCAGTGTGTGGTATTTCTCAAGGTAGGCTTGTTGGTCTTTGGCCAACTGCTTGTCCATTGCCGCCCGTTTCTTGGGAGAAAGCGCTTCTTTAAGCAGTTCAGCCTCGGGCATACCCACAGCACTTTCTGGTGTCGGTACTTCACGCAAGGTAGGTTCGGGGATGGCAGCGGCTTCGGAGGCGGGGGGCTGTTGGTCTTGCTGTAAAGCTGTTCCGGCACCTCTGCGCCCTAACGCTAAATCCAACAAACCCTGCGCTAATGCGCCAACTGCGCCGCCATAAGCAGCAGATTCTCCAACCTGCTCAATAATTTCTTGCTCAGGCTTGTATATACCTTTGGTAATAATATTTTGTGCGGCTTGTGCTGCGGCTTCTTGTGCGGCTTCCTCACCGCCTGCCATCAACGCACGTTTTATGTACGACGTAGCGCCATCAAGTACCGGCTCTCCAAGACGTTTCAGAATACGTGTGGGAGCAAACATTTCCGATGCACCAACCACACTCCCCAATGCAGTGGCAACGGTTTGTTCTCCTGCTGTAGCTCCTTCAGCAGCGGATTTTTCTACCTGCGTGCCAGCGCCAGCGCCAATACCAAGGCCGTAACCCGCCAAACGACCGGCCACACCAAACGGGCCGGTAGCAAGGAAAGGGATTATTGAACCCGTAGCTTCACCAAACTTGCGCGGTATCGTGTCTTCGTACCCCGGAGCAGCGGCAAACGGATCTTTAGCTGTGGCGGCTGTTTCTTTAATGTATTGTTGTGCGGCTCGCTCTTGTTCTTCAGGAAGAAGCGCGGATATACCTGTGCCAGCTTGTTCAACTAAACCAATGCCGCCGGGAATTAAGCCTTTGAAAAACTCTTTAACTTGCCCACCAGCAGTTGGCCCGGCTGCTTCTTCTTTAGGCGCTGGTGGTTGAAACGCTTCGGGGTATTCGCGTATTGCACGCAACCAAGTCTCTTCGGGCGTTTCGCCCTCCCTGATAGTTACCGATGTGCCGTCTGGTAATGGGAGACTTTTTGCCATAGCTTTTACTTTTAAAAGTTGAGAAACCTTGGCGGGACTTTGCGCCAAGGTGTTTTGATTATGCCATTAACTGCGTGTGCCTTCAAAGTCTTGTACTTGTGGAACAGCCCCACCCAACGCTTTGTTACGCAATACGTTGTACAGCACAGGGTCGGTTTCTTTGAGCAGTATTCCAGCGTCTTTCAAGAACGCTAAAGCCTCTTGTGCACTTGCTTTTGGATCGGCCTTTGCTTGCGCAATTTGTCTGAGCAACGCCATGTTCTTGGGGTCTCGCGCCCACTCCAGTGTTTGAATTTCGGCAGACGGCTTGTTGTAGTGCTTGCCCATTGCTTCGCGGTACGCGGCTTCGGACTTGGCTTTTTCTTCGGCTTGTTGCATGCCCAGCGTAGCAATACCGGCTTTGCCAACGTTGGTCATAAAGTGGGGCGAATCGCCAGCCATCAGGTTTAAGCCCATCTTCAACAGCAAACTGTTCACATCAACGCCGCCTTGCTGAGATTCTGCTTTTGGCAACAAGTCTTCCAAACCTGCGGCTTGCTCGGGTGCGGGTGGTGGAGCAGGGTAGCGTTGAGCCAAGCGTGTTGCTTCGTCGGTGTACGCGCCAACAGGCGGTTCAGCCAAAGGTTCTGCAAACGCATAATCCGGAATACCCCCCACTTTATCTACGGCTTGCATGGTTGATAAACCTTGCGCAGTACCGGTCATCTTGGCTTGGTTCAACCGAGCAGCATCTTGCGCTAAGGCAATTTCTTTGGCTGTCTTGTCAGCAATATTAGCAGTCTTAGTAGCGGCTTCAATAGATTGGCCCGCCCCTGTTGCAGCTTTACGGTCGGCTTCCAACTGCGCCATGCGACGGGCATTTTCAGCAGCAGCGCGAGTAGCGGCAGATGCCTCGTCAAGAACGTCCAAACCTGCTTTGGCCGGAGGCAAGATGCGAGGTGTGTTTGCAATAGCGGCGGCTTGTTCCGCTTTTTGAATCATTTCAGCCGTAGGTTCCAGTCCTTTGGATATGGCAGACCCTGCTTTACCCACTTTTGCAGCACCAGCAACAGGTGCCGTCCACCCGCCAAGGGCGTTCAGTGTGTTAGAAAAGTTGCGTTGAAACTCTTGGGGGATGCCCGCCTTGTCAGCCAAACTGCCAAAGTAAGTATTGGTGTCTTTGTACTCAGGCGCTTTAGAAGACTGGCCGGGAATTTGACTAAAAAGTGCTTCTTGGCTATCTTGTGCAACAGGAGGTGGTGCCGAACCAGTGACAAAATTTTCTACGTCTTGCATTTGTTTTTTGAACAGCGCATCTGCTTGAGCTTGTGTTCTTCCGCCAGAGGGGGCAGCATATGCAGGATCGTTCGCCCTGTTCAACGCGGAAATACCTTGATCTTGTGCCGCAGCAGGGGCGGCTTGTGCAGTACCAGTAGGAATTAATGAAGGGAGGCGTGTTTTACCTTCTGCCCATTGCGTAACATCACCAACACTTTTATTTTTAAAAATAGAAGCGTTGCTTTTGATGATGCTATTGCCTCGTTCTGGATCGGCTTTTTTAATCACGTCTTCTACAGACGCTTTAGGGTCGGCTGCAAGAACAGCGCGGCCAGTAGAGTCTCCCAGCACCCATGTAACGTATGCTTCGGAAGCAGACGGTTCGCGGCCTGTGGCGTTTTTAAAATTATCTGTGTTGCTGCGCAGCAATTTAGCCGCATTACGCACTTGTGTTTTAGCGTCGGCTCTGTCTCCGCCGCCCATTTTTTTCCACATTTCGTCAAGCAATTGCCCAGCGCCGTGAGCAGTTGATTTTGGGTTTTTAGCCGTGACTTTTCCTTGGCTTTCCACTTTAATAATTTGTGACAGTACTGCGGGGTCAACGCCGTATTCTTGGGCGTATTTGTTTATGTATTCAGTAAGACCCCCTTCAACATAGCCTTTGTCAGCGTAACCAACAATACCGCCTTCGGCAAAGTCCATGTTTGCCACTGGGAGCGTGGCAATACCTTGATCTTCAGGCAGCACATAGCCGCCTTCGGCCATGCCTTGGGGAGGCATTGGCCCTTGCGCCATCTGTTGTGGCGGCATGCCCTGTGGCGGCATGCCCTGTGGAGGCATCGGTGCCTGACCTTGAGGAACTTGAGGTGGCATGGGCGGCTGTGGGGGTTGGCCGATGCTTTGCAGAATCTGTTGAGAAATAGGCGGCTGTTGCTGTTGACCAGCCATCAGGGCCATAGCTTCTTGTGCATGTTTTTTCTTGTACTTGTCTGCTTCAGCAGCCAAGCCCAGCTTGATGGCGTCGTCTTGATTTGCAACTGCAAAAGCTTGCAATTGTTGCGAATTCATTTTCAACAGTTCTACGCGCAAAGCGTCAATGCTGCCTGCGCCAATACCTGAAGTTCGTGGGCTGGATGTCATCATTTCTCTTATCCCATCTTTGAAAGTACAAGCGCCGACAGGCCGGATGGGCCACGTCGCTCTTCTCTAATCTCACCACCCTCGGCCTTGGCTGTTGGCGTGCCAAACAGATTGTTCAAGCTGTACCCAGTCAAGCCAGCACCGGCCACCTGCGACAACAGGCTAGGAGGGGCCGAGTAAACAGACTGAGTTCCCTGCTGAAGTGGCACACCGCGCAAAATGTTGGACATGTACGAGGCTTGCTGGTACGGGAACTGTTGCTGGGTCAAGAAGTCCTGATACTGCTGGTTCAGAATGTTCTGAATTTGCTGCTGTTGCTGACCACCAAACTGAGCCTGCGCGTTGAGGTTGCTGACGTTTTGGCCGTACAGATTCTGACCAACGTTGGCCAAATTGCTGTAGCCCTGCATCCCTGCTTGCAAACCTTGCAGACCCAAACCTGCACCATATTGCTTGGATTGCTCTGCCAACTGTTGCATTTGCTGGTTGGTCATTTGATTGGCCAACTGCGCTTGCAGGTTTTGACCAGAGCCCAAGGACTGAACGCCCAGATTTGCTTGAAGGTTTTGATTGCCTACGTTGTAGCCCATCTGCTGGTTTGCCAAAGCCGCTTGCATCGCTTGCTGCGCGTTCATACCGCTGGCTTGCAACTGATTGGCCATGTTCTGCACGTTGGCTTGCTGCTGAGTTGAAAGGTTTTGCATACCTACAGTCAGACCGGCTTGCTGATTGGCTTGCTGTGCTGCCAGTTGCCGTGCTTGGTCAGACGTGAACATCTGAGCCGCTTGGCTGTACGCTTCTTGGCTACCCTTGGACTGGATGTCCGACATTTGCTGAGACAGGTTGCGCTGGGCTTCTGCGTTCTCAATGGCTGATCGAGACCCACCAAAAGCACCGGCCTGTGCTTGGCGAGCGCCGCGTTGTGTGCCTGCAATGTCGGCTTGGCGCTGTGCTTCCCGCTTGCCAATATCTACAACCGCTTGCTGGTATGGCGACATGTACTGATCGACAGCACCGGGAGAGGTGAAGTTCTGTGTGCCAACTTGTTGGGCTGGCCCCATCTGGGCGGCGTTGATATTCCCAACGGAAATCTTTTGTGCTGCCACATCGGCAGGCTCCGCCATCTGGAAGTTTTGCAGGGTTGGCGCAGCAACTTTTGTGTAGTTGAAGCTTGATGGGTCGTAGCCGTATTGACCGGCTTGCCCAGCTAAATTCTGAAGACCCGTAGCCGAACTTGTAGAGTATGGGTTGTAACCCAGCTTTCCAGCAGCGGCATACGCATCTTTTTGCAATTGCGTAAATTGCGCTGTTCTGTCGCCCGTGTAGGGGGTGTAAGCTTTAAAGCCTGTCGGTGTTGGCTGAGCGCCAGCAGTACCGGGAGCAACGATTTTGCCCGCTGAGTCGCGGTAAACCATCTGCCCGTTCTTGTCTACCTCGTAGTCGTAAAGAGAGCCGCCAACCATGCCCAGCATTTGCTCGACATATGGCCGAGCGTAGTCAGGAATGGTCGTCGTATTTTGTATGACTTGTGTTGGTTCTGCCATGTCTATTCCTTAAGCTGGAAGGTACTTGTCTGCGCGGCTGTTCTTGGCCACATTGCCTTTGCCAACGGTTTTGCCACGGGCAGCTTGGATTCGATCCATCATCTTGTACAGCTTGCGTGCGCCTGCTTCGGTTGATCCATTGCCAATCTCAGAGACGATGCGGGCTGGAACAACAAACTCGCCATCAGCCAAACGAGCAGGCTCACTTTCGCCAATAGTAGCGGGGATGGAATCAGACACGCCGTCACCGGGGCCTTTGAGCAGTCGGCCACCATCAGAGTAGCTACCCAGATCAGACAAACCGCCTGTGTTCATGGACATGGCCATGCCGCCAGCGGCCAAGCTGGTGTTGCCTTTTATGTAAGCCACCATAGCTCGCAAAAGGTCGTGCGCTTTTTCGGTTTGATTTTTCTTTATTGCAGCATACGCAGGACGAACAAAGTCGGTATACAGCTTGTGGGAAATCAACGCACCTTTTGGATTGTTTTCCAGTTCTTTGGCAATTTTTGGTGAGTTCTTGTAGTACCAGTCAATTTCTTTTGAGCCTTCTGGGTGCTTTGCCATGTAGGCGTCGCGGAACTTGGCAAGCGTGTTCATCATATCGTCGTCATATTTATGACCCATATGCTTGACTGCGGCGGCTCCAATAAAACCGCCTTCTGCATACGCATTTCTTGTAGTTGCCATTACACAACCTCCCCATTTTCACGGATAAATTTTGTGTCTGAACCCAGAGTGTCAAACAGACCCAGCCAGAACTTTCTTAGCGGGGTAAACACCCAGCCCCATTTGTTTTCGCCGTAGTACCACTTTGCGTAATGAACAGCGGGGTCAGCAAAAGTGAGGACGACAAACGCACTGAACAGTTTTGACTTTCTCATCAAAGGCACAAACACTTCAGCCAATTTGTAATAGCCGCGCTTGTTTTGTTCGGTGGCTTTTTCATCGCGGTAACGTCGGACGACGCGATCCATAGTGCCGTTGCCGTAGCGGGCTTCTAGCATGATGAAACAACATCCGCCGCCTCCACCACCACCGCCACCTCCGCCCGTACCCCCCACTCCAGCAGTCCCGCCGGGGCCCGTAACTCCAAAACCGCCGCCACTACTTACGCCAAGACCGGGAGCGCCGGGAGCGCCACCAGTAGTTCCACCACCAGTAGTTCCACCACCAGTAGTTCCACCACCAGTAGTTCCACCACCAGTAGTTCCACCACCCGGCACTGCGTAGCCACCACCACTGTTTACGCCAAGAGCAGGAGCGCCCGGCGTACCTCCAGTAGTTCCACCACCAGTAGTTCCTGTAGCCGCAGCGGACTGTCCGCCCATAGCTGAACTTACGGCATTACCGGGAGTGGTTGATGGCACGCCGGGGCCGTTAATACCAGACAAGCTTGCAAGGCCAGAAGTCGTCACCCCTGTATCGCCCGGCGTTGGTACGCCCTCAACTTGCGTAAAGTTAGGCGAATCATTAAAAGTTAGGCTGTCAGATATAGGCGCAGGCTCTCCTTGACGAGGGCCGTCCATTTTGTATGCAATATAACCCAGCGTATTTGTAATAGCATCGCCCATTTTGCTCAACGCCAACGACGGCACTGCCAATGGGGTTATCTTCCCTCCGCCATCAACCAGACTGGTGGGGAGCCCGCTTGTGCCGGGTGTTTGATTGCCTTGGTTGCTGCTATATCCACCGCCTGTAGGAGCTTGCACAACAGAAGTAGGTTTATCCTCAATATCTGTTGCATCAGTAGTATCCATCCGCGCAGGAATCCATTTTGTCGTGCCGGTTGCCGTGTCAAACTCGTAGTGGCCCTCGTATGACGGAGCCTTGGTAGTTGTTTGTGTAGGCGTGGTGGAAGTCTTGCCCATCAAAAAGTCATAGGCATCTTGCGATGTCATGCCGCCACCAGCAAAGGAAACAGCGCCGCCCTTGGCCAAGGCAACAATACCGCCATTGGCTGCTTTATACGGTGTACCGGGTGACCACTCTGTATCAAACCAGTTCTGCTCTCTGGAACCAATATTAGCTTCTGGTTGGCGAACTGTGCGCCGCATTTGGTATGGCCGGATGTAGCTTGGGCTTTGCGCAGGAACTGGCGTCTTGGTTTGCACCGCCATGTCGGCCATGATGGGGCTCATGGCCATACCAATCTTGCCGTAGTTGTTCTTGAAGAAGTCCATTGGCGCATCCGCCGCCGCTCTGGCACCAGCAGTTAAGCTGCCCATTGGAGAAATAGCTTCCATAGCAGGAGCTGAATTCCGAGCCAGCAAAATATCCCGTGCGCTTGAATCTGCGCCAAGGGTGGCGGCAGTTGAAGCATTTTCAGCACCAAGCGTTTGCGCGGCAAGGGAAGCACCCGTGTCCATAAAACCAGCAGTCAAACCAGCACCGCCGTAGGCACCCAGACCAGCCATCAAACCTTTTTCCAAACTGCCAGTACGAGCTGCTTGCAAACCGCCAATACCCAACCCAATCATTGCTGGATTGATTGTGCCGCCTGAGAAATACGAGATGCCCGCGCCAATCAAGGTGGGCAACAACTTGTCCAAAACGCCCGCTTCGGGCAGTCCAGTTTCTGGGTTAATGGTCAGTTGATGACCATGCGCCATAGCCAAATCACTAAGGCTTTTTAATTCACGCGGCGACATGTGAACAAGGCTTGTGTCGGGGCCACGGCCTTGGTCAGAAAGATGTTGAGCGGCAAGCTGTAGACTCATATTTGCCTCGTATGCGGGGGGTTATGGGATGGTATCATGTTGGTAGCGCCGACACAAATGTGATTGACCCAATAGCAGAGGGTACTGCGGGGTACGGCATGGGAGTTGTTTGTGCTGCGCGGTAGTCGATGTAAATCCCTGTTGCACCGCCAGAAGTGGCGGCTTGGTTCGTTCCCCACCACAATCCAAGCGTATCCCCAGCGTCTAACTGGAAGACCACCTCTGAGTACCCACATACAAACGTTGGGACTCCTGCACTTTTACGCGCAGCAACAGTAAAAACAGTAGAAGAATCCGTAATATCGGCTGCCGAAGTTGCTCCGTTTACCCGCAACCAGACGACTGCGTCATGCGCAGCGTTGTCGTTGTTGGCAAACTGGAGGCTGTACGTGATCTTGTAAATACCCGCAAATTCCGCTGTGGCAGTGTTGCCTGCGTTCAGCGTAAACCCATTCCCCTGTTCCAGCGTATCCCACTGAATGATAGTTGGTGTATCTGCCGCTGTTGCGTACTGAATGGCGTTATCGGACGCAGCAATAAACGGGAACCGCACCCCAGAAATGCCGCCCGAAGTCGATAGTTGCCCAATAATGTTGTCAAGCTGGTTGAAGTACAGCCGCAAGACGTTGTTCAACTGGTTGACGTAGTTCTCATCGTACTCAGACGTAGCCACAGGCAGGCGCGGGGCAACAACCCTATTGAGTTCATACTCTGAAGTTACAACGTAACTCATCGTCTGCCGTCCGGTCTGATGTCAATCCGAGGAGCGCCAAGCTGCCACTGGACACCAATGTCGCTGGACGTGATCTTCATCTGCATCTGACGGCCACGAATCCGGATGTACAACTGACCGGTGTATTCATCCACATTGATGACCGATGGCGCGGAGCCGTTGTAGGTTACACCCGCATAACCACTTTGCGTAACACCTGAGCCTGAGTTGTTCAGCCCTTGCAGGTACATGGTCACGGCTGGTGTAGTGCCTCCAGTGGAGCCTCGGAAGGTCATGTCTGGGAGCATGCGGTAGACGAAAGCAAAGTTGTGCCCATCACCAATGTCAAACTGTGCGGACGTGATCGAGGCCGCAATTGGCAGGGTGGTACCCGTCTCGTTGTCGTCTACGCCTGACTCTTGGTTAACGATGTTGTAACTGTATGTCGCAGCAATCGGGTTATCCCGCAAGCCGGTATCCAGCCAAGCAGTGCGCCCCATCGTGCCGTACATCCAAATGTCTTCGGCGTAGTTGTAGATGACGTACTTGTCCACAGTGTTTGAACTGGAGGAGCAGTAAAAGAACCAGACCTCGTTGAAGCCTTCGTTTGTGCTGGCAAACACTTGGTCAAACTGAAGCTGGTTGATGTCGCTGTAAATGTACTGACGCAGGTCACAGCGCAGGGTTTGCACACGGCCATCGTACTTGTAGAACTTGTCCACACCCATCCAGTAAATAACGCCGGAGGCCATTGCTGCGGCATTTGGGCTGGCAATTGAGACATTGTCTGCAAGCAACTGAGTACCCCACACATAAGGCGGGCCAAGGTATTGGAGCGAGTACAGGGATGAATCCGTCCAGACCACAATCTCTTGGCGGCTTTGCAGTGTGGTCACGATTTTGGAACCGTGAGAAAGACGAGCGCTACCGGCTTGGTTGGTGATTGCCGGGTACCAAGTGGTCAAAGATTCTTGGTCTGACCAGCGGATGAGCATTGGATCAAGCGTAGTGCTGTCGTAGTCATTGGTGCCAAACACAAGAACAAACCTGCTGGCATCTGAGACGGTGAACGTGTTCTGGTACAGGGGTGTGTAGCCGTCTGCGCCTGATAAGCTGCTCAATGGGACGCCGCGCACGGACAGCCGCTGTGTCCCAGACTGGGAACCAGACGTGTTGACCATTGTCAAGGCCGACATAGTAGAAGACGCAACTGCCGCGCCAGCACTCACAGAATAAGTGCCTGTGCCACCGGTGCCCGTGCCTGTAAGCGACAAAATTCCCAGATTTGTAGTCAACCCACCGCCGTAGAACACGGTCATACCGGCCACCAATATACCGTCAACAGCAGTCACGTTCAGCGTGTTTGCACCCGAACCGCTACAAACAGCGGTCATTGTTCTGGTTACTGGGCTTGCCGTGGTCGTCAAGTAGAACGTGGTGGCGGTCAGGTAGCTGGTGTAGTACAGGGTTCCAACGGTCAAACCTGTTGGCAGTGCGCCATCTGTCTCAAACATTATGGCGGTCTTGTTGGGCAGATTCAAAGATGTGCTGACCACAGCAGGCGTTGCAATTGTGATTGTGGCCGCTGGGGGTGTGTAGCCAATTGTGGCGTTCCAGTAGTACAGCTCATCGCCGCGAGGGCCGTAGATCAAGTCTTGGCCCCAGTTCGTTTGGTTCCAAATCCGGATGGCCTCAGTAGAGGATATACCAATACCCCAAGGGCCGGAGCCCCAGAAGCCAGCACCCCAGCCGCTTTGCGGGGAAGCCGCTGCCACACCGGTTTGAATTTGGTACACGGCGTAGACTGTGCCGCCACCTGCGGCTGTTGTGGATGAGGCTTTTGCCGTGGCTGTGTGGATGCCTGTTTGGCCAGAACCAACCGTGCTGATGGCCGTGCCGCCAGAAGTCAGTGACAACTGGAAGGTGTACCCCGATGTGTTGACCACATAGTAAGAAGTGCCCGCCACAAACGGGTCAGGCAGCATCCCAGTCGTGGTGAGAGACACCCTGACGTCGTTGGCCAACTTGTACTGGGCCGTAAATACAGCGGGGTTTGCGATGGATATGGCGACCGTTGAAGTCAGCGGGATTGTGTATGTGGTGCCGCTTGCCAGTGTGAGCTGGTATTCACCAAGGATAGTGATGCCGCCTGCTGCTGTGCTGCCTGTGAAAATTACAAAGTCGCCATCAGAAAAGCCACCAGCCGCGTCGGTTACCGTGACAGTGGACGACCCGCTGGTTGTAGCAAACGGATTTGTCAGCGTATTCAGATCGCGCACAGGCGTGATGTCGTAATACGCACCGCCGTTCTCAATGTAGAACTTCAGGTTTGTGCCCACGCCCAGCAGGTTTTGGAAGCCAAGCGTCACCCAGTTCCACAAAGACCGGCACACACCCAAGAACGTGGCCGAAGAGATGCGCTCCCAGCCGCCAATCTTCTCAGGCGTGCCTTGGCGGAACCGCACCTTATCGGATTCATACCAACCACCCTCATTGGTGTACCTCGTGTTCTCACGATTTACACCGGGTTTCAGTAGAATTTTTTGTAATGGCATGGCGTCAGGCTACAAGTCCGGGGAGATACTGTGTTTTACCAGCTACCTTGGTCGCGGTCAATTCCTGCTTTTTCAAGTTATCTGGGTCGTATGACACATGAACCCAGCCGCTGTCAGGAATGCCGGGGGTGTAGAACTCCAGAATCAACTGGGTGTAGTCCAGATTATCCATGATCCACTGCGCCAAGTCAGCGTTTGCTACGCCGGGAATCTCTATATCGGCTGCTCGGCCAAGGCAATGGTCTGAGGACTTTGAGCCTCCGGTAGCTTGGTTGACGGCTGGAGCACGGAACCCTGAGTTCACCTTGACACCCTTGCCAAAGTGGTCACGCACAGGCTGGAGGACTTTCTCGCACAGCAAGCGCAGATTCTCTGTCTCGGCTTCGCCGGGGGTGTTATCCAGATCATTGCGCAGCGCAGTGTCGGATTTGGTCAGTTCGTGGAGGGAGAAGTTAGCTGTCAATTGAGTCATTTCATTTTCCTCAAGGTTTCGTATTGGTCGATGCAGGCGTTGAGCTTGCGGATGGCTTGGTCTCCGTCGGTTGTGATTGCGATAAGAGCTTCAGCAACCGATCTGTCAAGTTCGGTTCTTGTTTCTCTGCTATCTCCGGAGGCAGCGGCGGCAGTACCGGCGCTTGATACGGCGCACTCGGTTTTAACAGGGATGAACAACCGACGCTCACCAGAGGCAATATCAGCACGAAGCTTGTTCTCCTTAACTTTTGCAACATTGTTGGCCTTTCTCAAAGTCTGTGCATATGTCTGGGCAACCTGACCCATACGCTGTTCTGCTTCCCGTGCCTTGGCATTCAGGGCTGCAATTTCAAGCTGCTGGCGCTCGTACTCATTTTGTTCACCGCTAAAGTACCCAGCACCAAAACTGCCCAGAACCGCCAAAATGATGCCAAGTATGACGTATGGATTTAACAAGCTCATGGCTTTGGCGGCTCATCGTTGTCGTTAGCTTCGGCCTTGGCTACCGCATTGGCTACGGCTTTAATACCTGACCGACCTGCCACTCCGCCCAGAACGCCTGTGATGAACACCATGATGGTAGAAATTTGAGCGGTGTACACCTTGTCAATTGCCGCCATAGCGCCATTCATCGGCTGCATGACAAACGTGACCGAGTAAAGGAACATGGCCATCGCGCCAAGCAGGATGCTGACCAAAGTCACGATGACAAAAGCCCAGACGCGGACTTCAATTTCTTCAGCGGTCAGTCGGTTGTTTGTTTTGTAGGCACCAGTAGGCATCACTTTTTCTCCGGTTCGGGTTTAATAAGCATTTCGGGGCAAGTGCCAGTGGCGGTACAGATTGGGGGCTTGCACTCAGGGTTATTCCAGTTTGTCGGGTCTTGGCATGTGTAGCGAAAACGGTCTTCGCACCCTGTCAGCAGCCCGCAGAGGATGCCAACGCAAACAGTAAGCGCCAGCAGTGAAAGTTCATGTTTTGTCATTCTTACGTCTCTCCTGTTCCATCTCACGCCTTAACCGCTCAAGCTTCTCAGTCTGCATCTTGACTTCATGCTTGGCGTCCAGAATATCCAAGTACAACATCCCAAGCACTGGGAGCATGAGGGCAACCAACACACAAGCGGCAATCCATCCCATCACGTCTTCCCCAAACGACTCACGAACAGGAGCCACAACCACAGGTAAAGGAGGAATAGGATAGTCGCTACGAGATACGCCGACTTTGCTTGGAAGTTTCTTTTTTCCTCCCGTCGTTGCCATTGTTTAAACCTCTCCTGCGCTTCTTCCTTCAACCTTGCCTTCTCCTGCTCCTCCTGTATGACATCCCGCATCTCAAACACTTTGGAATACAGCGCCCCCATCTCGGGTGGCGATCTATACACCATCGTTTCCCTGATAGTCACTTCCAATGCTGCCATCTGGTCAATTGCCATCACCCGGTTAAGTGCGGCCTCCATCAAGTTGGCATTAGGATCGTAGACGCTCCGGCTCTTTTCCTCTTCTTCCCTGATATGGGCTGCAAGCTGCTCTTGAAGTTTAAAAAACTCAGTGAGTTGGCTGACCACATCTGCCATGACTTTGGTTTCGTCAACGGCAACGTACTTGGCCTTCTTTTTCGCCACAGGCTTGGGCGCTGGGGTGGAAGGCTTTTTGAACCAAGCAATGATTGGCCCAAGAAACCCCCCGACCTCCTGAACAATTCCAGCCACTTCGTCATAAGTCTCTTTGACCTCAACAAAGGATTCTTTGGCTTGCTTGTAAAGCTCACAACCCTCTTTGATAGCCGCAACACAGGCATTGGCCGCAAAGAGGATTGAGATCGGATCAATGCTTACTCCGCTGCCACTTCTGGCTGGTTGACTTCAGGCATTGGCACTTGGGGAATTGCCTGCTCACGGATGGCTTGAACCAAGTCGGCAACTGCTTCGTAAGGCTGTTTAGCCAAAGCAGCAAGCACCATGTTCACACCCTGAAGAGGCAGTTCCAGTTTGATTGTGACGTTTTTGTCAGTCATGCGATTTCTCCAAAAGCACCGCTGAGATGGGGCAGCGGTGAATACCCCTTATTCTGTTGTCCAAGGCACGCCTGTGGCAGTCACAGGGTTCTTCTTCAATTCAATCTGAGCCGCCAAAGAAGCCTCTGTTGCGTCCTTATCCACACCATTAGCCCAAATCCAACCAAGGACTTGTTCTTGTGTCAGGTCGGCATAGTCCACGGTGGGAGTGCCATCAGACCATGAGCAAGTGGCGTAGATAGAGGCTGAATGCTCACCATCAACTGCTGTGGCTTGCCAGTGGGCAGTGGTTACGAAACCATCGGCGGTGTTGCGGTCAAGTTGGGAGATTGTCCAAGTGGTGGTCATGCTGTACCTTTCAATGCGGCGATTTCTACTGCTTGTGCGTCAACGATGGCCTTGAGTTCTTGGATGGCGGCTGTCAGTGTGGCAACCAAGAAGCTGGTGTCGATGCCTTGGTAGACAGGATTTCCTTCAGCGTCTACTGCGTCTTTTTCTCCAACCACGCACTCTGGAACAACTGCTTGCAATTCATGGGCAATAAAGCCTTGGCTTTCGCTATTGTCAGCATTCCACTTGTAGGTGACGGGCTTGAGTGCAGCAACCTTGGCAAGCGCACCAGTCATGGGCTGGATGTCGTGCTTTAAGCGATAGTCTGAGGAAGTTGAATAAGTTGTTGCGGATGTTGAGCAATCAATAAAGCCTACGTTGCTAGAGCCCGCACTATTATTGAAGTTAACCGCTCTATATCCACTATTTGCTTCTGGCCTAAACGTCATTCCGTGAGACGTATTGTTGGCAACAAAAAGACTAAAACGTGAGTTGGTTCCATAAGCTGTCGTAGTCCCCACCAGCAAGTTACCGCTGGAGTCGATGGTCATACGGGCAATGCTGTTTGTTACAAAACGCATTGAATTGGCTGCGTGGTCATATCCAACTTCACCAATATTTGCAGCGTCAGTATCCCCAAAGTTAATTCTAACTTGTGAAGTGTTTGGGCCAATAAGCGTTAAATCATTGGCAGTGGCGTTTGCGCCTGTAATCCGAGCCATAGCAAACGTGGACGATATTGTCGTAGCACCTGCTTGAGCTACATCTAATCTATAAGTTGGCGAAGTCGTACCAATCCCCACATTACCAGAGGAGTCGATTGTCATCTCAGCTTCTGACCTTGCAGTGCTGTTGGTGCTAAATGACATTGCGTTTGTAGAATGGTCGTACTTAATAAAACCACGATATTCTTCAGCGCCAGAAGTTCCATCAGCAAACTGCAAATAACCAGCAGTTGCGTTGCTTGTGTAAATAGCTAAACTTGAATCACCAGTTCCAGAGCCGACGATTGCGTAAGCAGTTGAGTCAAAAGCGGTGGATGTATTGCCAACAGTTAGCTGACCGCTTGCATTAAGCGTCATTGCTTGGGTGAAGCTGATTGTGTTCCCTGCTGTGCCTGCGGCGGCGGTGAACCACGAGTGAACGCCGCTTAATTGCGTATAACGAGTTGGCGCAACACCTGTAACGTAGTATGTCCAAGTATTTGCGGCGCTTTCGTAACAGTTAAAGTTCAAGCTAGTTGAGCCGTTTGCTTGTTCGTTTAATGACGCATAACCAGTAGTTCCTAACTGAAAGGCTCTGGCTCCAGATTTCCAAGCACTCGGAGTAATCCCCAAGCCGAGGTTGCCGGAGGAGTCGATACGGGCGCGTTCTGTGGCGTTACCTGTGTTTGAACCGCCACTTGTGTAAAACGCCAAAGAAGTAGACGTGTTTCCCGAAGACTCACTAAGCGCTTGAATTGCTGCGTGTTGATTTGTGCTTGAAAATCCGTTTGCCACAGAGAATGAAATTCCACATCCATTACCTGTTCCTGAAGTGCTGTTGTAGAGCCTCATTCCAGCGTTGTTTGCCGCCGTGACAGTCATGTCTAATTTATAAGCAGGAGAACTCGTCCCAATACCCAGACCTGTGCTGGTCAGGCGCATTTGTTCGGAGTTGCTGACGGAAAAAATGGCTATGCCTCCCGTTGCGTTCAGGTTGAAATTTATACCTGTGCCGGTTTGCAAATCCATACGCGATGCCGTTCCAGCGTATCCAAGGTAGCCCTTTGCGCCCCCACTATCATAAAACCGCAAATACCCTTGGCCCGTGCTTGAAAAATCGCCAGTGCTTTCCAGCTTTAATTGTTCACCTGAAGACAGCAGGGTCAGCTTGCTCCCATCAAACGTCAGCGCAGACCCCGTGGTCAGTACTTTGCTGCCGTTCAGGTAGGCCACGCCGTTGGCTGTGCCGCCGTTCAATGTAACCGTGCTTGAAGTTGTCAGCGTGGTGAATGCACCAGTTGATGCTGTTGTCGCACCAATAGACATATTATTGATAGTGCCAACACCTGTGGAAGTAAGCGCCAGCGTGGGTGTGTTACTTGCCGTGAGAGTGATTAGATTGGTGTAAGCTGTCCCGTCTACATCATAGGCAGCAAGAGACAAAGTATTGGTGGCTGTCTTAGCTGATTTAAGCTGAGTGCCAGTTACATAAGAAGCTGCTTGTGTAATGGTGTCTGTATCAGCGTCACCAATTGTTGTGTTGCCTGTAGAAGACAACGTAGTGAATGCACCAGTTGATGCTGTTGTCGCACCAATAGACATATTATTGATAGTGCCAACACCTGTGGAAGTCAATGCAAGTGTGGGCGTAGTGCTGGCAGTTAGTGTGACTAAGTTTGTGTATGCTGCACCGTCTGTGTCATAAGCAGCAAGGTTTAACGTATTGGTAGCTGTCTTAGCTGATTTAAGCTGAGTGCCAGTTACATATGAAGCCGTTTGGGTGATGGTGTCGGTATCAGCATCGCCAAGAGTGGTGTTTCCTGTGACAACCAAATTGCCGTTGACGGTAAAGTTACCAGTGGTGGCGCTATTGCTGCTAATACGGATAAAGTCTGTTCCGTTCCACGCTACAACAGCCGACTCACTGACAGCCAAGGTCACGCCTGTGGTTGGGCCAACGCCACAAATTTTTACCGTGTAAACAGCAGAGGTGTTGATGACCGTGTAAATCTTTGACTGCGCAGGAGCCGTGATGGTTATGTTTGCCGAAGCAGGTGAACACAACAAAATAGCCTGACGGGACTGATTAGCTGAGCCTGTGGTGGTAGTCAGCGTGGTGTTGGCTGTAATTGTCTGAGTACCAGCAATTGCTGAATCAAGCAAAGAGGTAATACTGTTGTTTACGGTGTCGCCCCATGTTCCTGACAATTCGCCTGTGACGGGAAGAGCCAAGCCCAAAAGTGATGTGTATGCTGTCGTCATGTTGTTACCTCAATTTCTTCCCAATTCGGGTTTTGCTCATCGGCAATCAGTGACCAGCCGGGAGTCTGCGGGTTGCTGATATTTTGCCAGTTTGCGGTCTGCGTGTCATCTATATTTGACCAGTCAGCCGTTTGTATGTTAGAGATTGTGCCCCAATCCGCAGTCTGACTGTCATCAATCAGCCTCCAGTAGACGGCAACTATAGCTCCAGCATATCCAGCCGCTTGGTTCCCAGTCAGCGAGAAGGTTCTTTCTCCAACAGCAACCGAGCCAACAGCAGCATCTGCCGCGTTGCCGGTCAACTCAATCACTATCTCGGGAATAACCGTGCCAACAGTGCCGATGGCTGTGTTAGGCAACAGCGGAACAATTACATATCCTGCAAGGCCAGCAGCTTCAACGCCTACCAGCTCAACAGACGCACTCTGGACAACTGTGCCGACTTCACCTGTGGCTTCATCGCCAGATATGGCGGCAGTCTTGCTGTGCGTTACTGTGCCAACAAACCCTGAAGCAGCGGTGCCGGATATGGCAACTGTGATGTTCCCTGTCTCAATACCGGGGTTGCCAGCGGCCACAACACCAGACAAGGCAAGGGAGGTTGTGCCCCTTGCGACTGTGCCGACAAATCCTGCGGCAGAAACGCCAGTCAGAGAAATTACACGGGAAACTCCAACACTGCCCACGTTTCCAAAAGCAATATTGCCGTTTTCTGTTGGGTTATTTGTCTCAACAACAGTCCCAACCGCCCCAGAAGCCAGAACCCCACTTAACGCAACAGTCCGACTGGGCGTGACCGTCCCTACGGTTCCTGTTGCTACATCCCCCGTTGCTTCAAGAGTGCCGCCCCAGCCGTTGTCGCCCCAAGCATTGTTGCCCCAGCCGAGAGCCATGAACTACCTCTTTAGGTAGTTGCCAAGCGCAACAAAGCAGTTGACGTAGTGTTTGACGGCATAGTCAAAGTGAAAGTACCCGCCGTGATGGTCTGTGAACCAAACGTGTGGACGCTGATAGCCTTGTTGCTTTGTGTTGAGTTGTACAGCAACACAGTATCAAACGCCGTGGTTAAGGTCACCGTGGTGTAGGTAATTGATGCTGAAGGAGTCCAGTACGCTACACCAGCAGTTGCTGAAGTGTTAGTTGACGTTGGAGCCGTAGCATTTGTTACCGTAACTCCGCCAGCAACATAGTTTGTACCAGAAACTTCTCCAGTTACTGTGTACGCAGTAGTGGCTGCATTGATGGTTGCCGATGCCAAGTACAAAGCAGCTTTTACAGTATCTGTAGTGGGTGATGTCAAGCTGCCACGGGATACGATGGTTGAAGTGCCAAGTTGATGCTGACCAAGCATTAGCTCGCTCATAAATGAAGTGCACATTGATTGGGTGTTTGCCATGATTTATCCTTTAGCCAATTGATTGGGTTTCGCCACCGCCAAAGACGGGCATTTTCTTCAAGGCCACATGCGCAGACCGGTGGACAAGCTCACCTTCCAACCAATACTCAACCCATGTGGTTAATTCATTGTCGTTGTCCACGGTACCCTCACGCTTCTCCAACAAAGAGTCATCCATGTCGCCTTTGGTTGTGGTTACAAGTGCCATTAGCCGATCCTTATGATTGCTGTGGTGTTTGTGGCAGCAGGGAACTGCACCACAAAAGTTGTTGTTGAAGTTTTGTTTGCGCCAAAGTCAAGCACGCAAACTGCGGGGTTAGTTGTGCCATTGTCCTTGTAGATCAACGCGCCACGGGCTGTGAAAGCACCAGTCCATGAGGCATTGGCAAAAGACAAGTATGCGGTTGTGTTGGGTGCATTGCCGGTGGTGGGCGCTTGGTTGATTACCAAAACCTCGCCACCTGCCGTATATCCAGAAGCCACAACTTCGCCCGTAGCCGTATAAGCGTCGGTAGTCGCATCAAGCGTGGCGTCATTGGTATAGAGCGCAATTTTGAAGACGTCCGTTGTGCCCGTGCCAAAGTCGTACACACCGTCCAGCAGGCCAGTGCGAAACACGTTGCAGGTGTAATTCCCGGTAAAGGCCATCAACGCACCCCATTATTCTGAGGAAGCGGAGCTTCTCTGTATTGGCCACTGCGGTAGGCATCACTGCGCTCCAGACCATCACCCAAGCGTTTGGCCAAGCCAAGTGCTTCTTTGTACTTGCCATCGTAGAGCTGCAACATGTCTGTCTCGCCCTTCATAAAGGTATACGCCTCAACCAATGAACCATACAACAGCACGGTGTCAAAGTTGTCGCCCAGCCATGTTTGGCCGGAGGCCGCAGTGGTGATGGACGTGGGGTAATAGTAGTAGTGCAGCTCCACAGAGTAGGCCGCATCAGGTGTTGGGCCAAGGATAAAGCTCAACTCATTTGTGATGGACGGATTTAAACCCGCTGTTGTGGTCGGGCCAAACAGTGCGTAGTACTTGGGGGTCGCTGTGTCAGTGGGGTTGGGGTACGCTTGCCGGATGAAGTTGACATCCTTGTTCAGCAAGTACTCGTAGCTCCCGTCCGCATTGATTACGGCCAAAGAAAAGGTGGACAGAAAGTCATCAGGGCAAGCAAGGTACTTGTTGTTGACCGTCGCCACGCCCGTCATGTTCTTGCGAAGAGACGGGAACTGCACAGTGTTGTAGATGCGTTGCTCCGCCTGCTGGATGAAGCGATTAATCTGAGTAGTCGTACTCTCAGTCGATCCATCAGCAAGCGTAATCGCCGGAAAATTATTCTCCGTATACGACTGGATTGCAACTACAAGCTCTGCGTAGGTCATGCCATTGGGCCTCGGGCCATTTTGCCTTTGGTCTGCGCTTTACCGCCGCGCACAACAATGCCGGAGGTTTTTATGGGAGGGTAATCTTGGCTGCGGGTATTGGCCACAGACACATTCGCCTTGCGCATGGTTTCTTTTGCAGGCTCTTCACCAACAATAACGTTGGGCTTTTTGGTTGCTTGCTTGTAGGTGGCCATCTTAGCCTCCGCGACCAGAAGAACGCTGGTTCATGATCTTGGCCATGTTACGGCCATATTTCAGCATGTCGCTGTTGGTCTTGCCGCCAGCCTTGAGCTTGGTCATAGGCTTGCCGGGGTGCATGGCTTTTTCATGCTTGCCAATGGCGGACTTAATCATCTTCTTGTCCTGCGCTAAATCTTTCTTGTCCATGATCGACTCCTTATGTCGTTGCAACTGTAACTGTACCAATTTCCACTGCGGAAACCAAGTTATTTGGGGTCAAACCGTCATCATTGGCCCGAGAGCCGCCAACTGGTGCCCAACCCCACTGAAATATCCGACTACCACCGCCAACCACGCCCTGAGCATCCACATTGACGCTGTTGGTCAACACAATCTGCAAACCGGTGCGACCAGACAACTGGTAGCTCAGGTCGGGACGTGGATCGCGCACACCTTGCGGGTCGTCCACCGGATACATGCCCAACTGCAACTGCGGCTGGTCAGGTTCCCAACATTGAGGACACACCTTCAGGTCATACGTCTTGGTCTTGACGACGAGCTTCTTCAGCACCGTCAGTTTGAACCGAAATCCACAGCGGTCGCACTCGGCAATCGAGTTTTTACCAGAGGAAAACCTGTTTCCCATCAGCCACCACCAATGAACATCTGTCTAGGCACGAGGCGCAAAGCTGCGCGTTCCTGATCTTCATCAGCCGCTGTCATCCATGCCTCGTCGTACTGGGCCTTGAGAACTTGAAGCCGTTCCATGCCACCGGGCACTTTCAAAGCGATGTAATAGGCCAATCCAGCCACCATACAGGGCACAAAACGGAAAGGCACGTCCATCACATTGACACCGCTTCCCGCATCCTGCACCCGACGCATGCGCCAGTACACGAATTGGTATGTCTGGGAGCCGTCAGGCGTTGGCCACATGGTCACGCGGGGCGCATTGTTGACGTAAATCTTGGCATTTGCACTGGCAGTATGGGAAGCGGCAGTTGTGCCGTTCTGACCACGGTAACAATCGCCCAAAGTGTTGCCATCAATGTAGTTGTAGAAGATGGTTTCGCTGTCCAAGTTGATGTACCCGATTGCAGGCAGACCAACGACGTTGGACAAGACGATTGTGTTGGTTGTAGCGTCGATACTTGTGGCCAAAACCGCCGTGGTGGGGGTAATCTGGCCGTCCAAACGCTGATACCAGACCTGAATTGGTCTGGCTTGGGTGATTTTGTTGGGGATGGTGGCGTAGGTAGAAACGCTAATACGCGTGATTGTCAAATCTGACTGTGTTGCGGCCACATTTGCCTGCGTTCGGATGACGTGATCGAGCAAATCAACAGTGTCTGTGGGGATTGCGTAGGTGTTCAAGCCTTGAGTTAGGGTGATCGTGCCCTGCTCAAACGTCCACATGTTGACACCGCGATTTGCCCAATCAGCAAACAGCAAATTCAGCGACCGGCGGGCTGTTTTGAGGTCATAGCCAGTACGCAACTCTGAACCAGCACGCTCAAACGCCTCCTCCACCAGCTCGGTGAGGTCTAAATTAAAGCCTGTTGATCCAGAAGTTGTTGCCATGTTTTATCGCATTCCTGCTTGTTTTCCTGCTAATCTTTGGATAGCGCCTGCCACAGCCGGAGGGGTTCTTGGCGGAACTTGCGACGGTGCAGGTGATGCCCGCACTGCCGCTGGCGCAGGCTTAGAAACCACCTGTGACGATGTTGTCTTTCTCTGGGGCAACGGTGGCGATACTGGGGGTCTTGGCATAGGGGTTGACACTTCTGGTCTAGACGGCATCCCGCCCAAAAGACCTTGCAAACCTGCCAAGCCAAGCGGTTGTTGCTGCTGCGCAGCTCGCGTTTGCGCCATCTGACTCATTTGTTGCGCGTAAGGCTGTGCAAAATCTGGCATACCGCCTTGCCTTTGTTGCTGCAAAGCTTGTTGCTGAGCCGCCTGTTGGGCCATCTGA